AAGCGAAATACCGGCGCCGCCGGAGTTTCTAACCAGCTGCACCAGCGAGAAAATCGACTACGATACCGACGATGATGACGACGAAAACGACGAGCACCAGACAAGCCCGGTGCAAGCACCAGACAAGTACGAGGAAAGCACAGTTCTTTCCTCGCCTATTACTGGTACCCTATTACCTATTACCTTTTACCTATATCCCTATACACCGTTAACGCCAAAAGGCGAAACGCGGACTGGATAGGAATCAATTTTATTACAACGCTTTTCAAATGAGGCGGAGGAAGGAGGAAACATACATGGCGAACAACAGCCTAAAAGAAATCGGTCGAATAGGCCAAAAGAGATACGGCGGCTTTTTCTATGAGGAGTTTCTAAAAGAGCTTCAGGGAAGAAAAGGCATAAACGTCTACAAGGAGATGAGCGAGAACGACGACGTCATAGGCGCCATAATTTACGCCATCGAAATGCTCATCCGGCAAGCCTCATGGAGCGTGCAACCGGCAGGGCTTACACCAAAGGACGAGGAAGCAGTCGATTTTATTTATTCGTGCATGGACGACATGCAGGAGACATGGACAGACACCATATCGGAAATTTTATCATTTTTGACATTCGGATGGAGCGCCCACGAGATCGTCTACAAGAGAAGGAGCGGCAAGAACCGCGACCAAAGACTAAACAGCAAATACGACGACGGGCTGATCGGCTGGATGAAGCTTCCCATTAGATCGCAGGAGACCCTGTGGGAATGGATATACGACGGCAGCGACAACTTAACCGGCATGATCCAGACAGCGCCCCCGAGCTTCGAGACCATCGAGCTCCCGATAGAGAAACTGCTGCTTTTCAGAACCAAGAGCCGAAAAGGAAACCCGGAAGGCCGGAGCATTCTCCGGAACGCATACAGACCCTGGTACTTCAAACGCAGGATACAAGAAATCGAAGGAATCGGTGTCGAGCGTGACCTTGCAGGCTTCCCCGTTTTAACAGCCCCGGAAGGAATGAACATCTGGGACGAGGACGATCCGGACATGGGACCGATAAGAGTAGCCGCAGACAAGATCGTGCAAAACATAAGACGAGACAGCCTGGAAGGACTATCAATGCCAAGCGGCTGGAAGCTGGAGCTTTTAAGTACCGGAGGACGGCGACAGTTTGACACCAACGCCATAATCGAAAGATACGACACCAGGATAGCAATGACCGTCCTGGCGGACTTCGTTCTTCTCGGCCACCAGACCGTCGGCAGCTTTGCACTTTCAAGCGATAAGACGAAATTATTCGCAATGGCCGTCGGAGCATACCTCGACATCATCTGCGAAACATTCAACAACAAGGCGATCCCGGCACTCATCGACCTAAACGGAGACCACTTCAATGGCATAACCGGCTACCCGACACTTGAACACGGGGACATCGAAGACGCAGACACCGAGAAGCTGGCCGCGTTTATCCGCGACATGACCGGAGTAGGCGTAATCATACCGGACGACGCCATCGAGGACTACGTCAGAGAAGCAGGCGGACTGCCTGAACGTTTGGAGGACAACGACAGCAAGCGGAACATGATGCCGACAAGAATGCCGTATCAGCCAAGCAGCTACGTGAACCCCGGCAAGGACGATGACGAAGAAGACGACCCGGTCGTTATTGAGGAGGCCAAGCGACGACTGGGGAGGGATGAATAATGGCTTTGAAATTTAACCAGGCAGCAGCCCGGCAAAGGATCGCCAAGAAAAAGAAGAAAATACCCCAGGCCGGAAAGGTAGTCCTCGACCAGCTGAACAGCTTCATCGAAGCAGGGCAGGCAGAACCGACCTTCTGGCTTGCGCGAATCTGGGAAGACCAGCAGAACGCAATCACATACAAGGAGCTGCGGGAAGCAATCCTGAACGGCCACATGGACGAGGCCACGCTGCAGGCATGGCAAAACGACTACGCCACGTTTGTAAACGAAACCCTAAAGCCGTTATGGTTAGACAGCATGAACCAGGCGGCAGCGAACGTCGCAGCCAAATACCCGGTTTACTTCTTCGACCCGATGGAGCAAGGCGTCCGCAGCTGGATAAACACCCACGGCAGCGAATGGGTAACCCTTGTAAGCAACGAACAGCGGGAAGCGATAAACACTCTGCTGCACAGAAGCTACAGCGGAGACTGGTCAGTAGATGAGCTTTCGAGAGCCATAAGGCCGACCATCGGACTGAACAAGATGCAGAGCATGGCCACCATGAATTATTACAAGCATGTCAAGGAGACGCTGCAGAAGAACAACCCGACAATGAAAGAGGCAACCGCCGCAAAGTACGCAAGAGAGGCGTCTCATAAATACGCCGGGAAGCTCCACCGGCAGAGAGCATACACCATAGCCACGACGGAAATGGCGTTTGCTTATAACAAAGGAGCTGACGAAGGTATCCGACAGGCCCAGCAGCAAGGACTGATGGGAACCACCAAGAAGATATGGAGCACCGCAGCTGACGAGCGCGTCTGCGAAATATGCGGAGCGCTTGAAGGACAAACCATAGACATGGACGGAGACTTCAACTTCAAGGGCAAAACCCTTTATTCAGGACAGAAGCGGACGCCACCGGCACACCCGCGCTGCAGATGCGCCGTAGCTTACGAGGAAATAAGCCCGCCGCAGATACCCTACGACCAACAGCAAGCAATGACGGCACCGGAGCCGCAGCCATGGTCACCGACAGACAGCACAGCGATGACGACCATCCCGGAACCGGACCAGCCGACAATAGCAGAAGCATACAGCATGCCCGGAGGACTTTCACACAAAGGACCGGCCAACCTTGGAGGAACCGGAGAGATGCATGCATATACTGATAGCACCGGCCAGCAGTGGTTATTCAAGCCAGGGCAAAACAAGAGCGGAGGCGTGGAGCCTTTCAGGGCATACGTCCAGGAAGGCGCCTACAAAGTACAGAACATCATCGACCCCGAGAGCGCAGTCGAGGTAAGCGTCGGAACCGTAGACGGGAAATTCGGAGCCATGCAAAAGAGAATCAACACCATAGACGGTCAAGACCTCAAAGCGTGGCAGAACACCCTCGACCAGCTGCCGGAAGGAATGACACAGCAGCTGCAGAGAGAGAACGTCACAGACTGGCTACTGGCCAACTTCGACAGCCACGGCGGAAACTTCGTCGTAGACGATGCAGGAAGGCTCATAGGCGTAGACAAAGAACAGGCGTTTAAGTACATCAAGAACCCAAGCAGCAAGGCCATGACTTACACCTTCCACCCGAATGCCAGCTACGGAGAGACGGAGCCGATATACAACACAATGTACCGCAGGTTTGCCAAAGGCGAGATAGACATCGACCTGCAGGACACCCTCGCATACATTAAGCGAGCGGAGGCAATCCCAGATGCCCAATACCGGGAGATTTTCAGGGACTACGCAGAAGGGCTATACGGCAAAGGCAAAGAAGCGGAGGCGCTGCTCGATACGATCCTGGAACGAAAGACAACACTCCGGGAGACATACCGAACCTTTTATTCAGAATTGCTGACAGAGAGAACCGGCACGAAGCAGGGCTTCATCTGGGCAGATGAGGCAGCAGCACACATGCAGCAGCCGATCGCAGCCGTTCAGATTTCACCGAGCACCCTCAAGCAAATGAATACCACGGAGCTGAAGCAGCTGGCCAAGCAAAAGCAAATACCGTATTACAACAACATGAACAAGACCCAGCTGGTAACCTCCATATCGGACCCGGTAAAAGCCCCACAGATGAGCGCGCAGGTGCGTGACAGACTGACAGCCAACGAAGCGACAAGGAAGGCTGCAGCAGCCAACACCTCGCAGGAGCTGACGACGGCAAAAGCGACAGACGTATTCACGGACATGGCCGTCGTGCCGGAGAAGCGAATCGGCATAGCAGTACGAAGCGACGGAGGCGACGTCGAAGGACTTAATCTCACCGCAAGACGAATGAACATCGGCGGCACCGACTACTACGAGTTAAGCGGAAAGCTGACATACGACACATGGTCGGAGACTTGGAACCGGCTAAAGCCCATCGGCATAACCGACGAGCTGCGATTTGAGGCCGCAGACGACGCGCTGAAGCTGTTCTCCGGAAGTACCATGGCCGACACCGGCGTATCAATCCGGAGCATTCGAGTAACGACACCGAACGGGACCTTCGAAATGTACATCGACGGCCAGACGAGACGCTACGACGGATGGCGCGGCTTCTTCAGAGCACGCGTAGAGACAGCCGGAGCAAGCAAGGTAGACGCGGACAACATGAGACAGCTTATGAACCAAGTCGGTCTTGACAGTCTGACGACGAACCCGACGGTAGCAGATGAGCTGCTACTCAAGAAGACCCGGCTGGTGTGGCAGCATGCGCCCCAAAGGACGCAAGAACTAAAAGGATTGACCGCTACCCAGAGAGCGACTAAACTGGACTTAATCATAAAACAGGAAGGCATCGACACCGGACAGCTCGCCAAGATGAAGGCCACGGAAGTATTCGATGGGTACAGCACCTACGTCAACGAAGCCATCGGAGAGTCATACAAGAAGGCCGGACTGCGCTACGTTTGGAGCGGCATAACAGACGCCGAGGACGTGGTCAAGATCGTAAACAGCCCCGGGCTTTCCTCGAACAACAACCGGTTCATTCAGGGCATGAAGCGAGCAGGTGCCTCCCCTATTCGAGACTTTGAAACCGGAGGCAGCGATAACGTATTTACACGACTTGGAGTCGACGGAACAACCGCCAAATTTGATGATTGCTACCGAGGATCAACCTACCGCATACTGATAGACCCGAAGGAGATGCAGCGCACCGACTGGTACGCTTACACAACGGACAGCTTCGGAACCGTCGAGGAAAGCAGGATGGCGGCAAGAACAGCCCCGATAGACTTCATCAAGCAGATGAAAAAGAACTACTCGGACGGCAACGAGATCATGTTCAGAAAAGGGATCGCGAAGGAGAGCTTCATCGGCATATCCTGCGAGACGGACAGACTAAGGGCAACCCTGCTGCAGGAATTCAAGAAGGCAGGCATCACAGAGGTAAACGGAACGCCGATAGAAAAATTCGTCAAGGTAAGCACCCAGATCGCGAAGCCATAAGGAGGAGCCATGGATAGACGAAAGGTTTATATTTGCAAACAAACCAGCGACAAGGAATTCACCGACGTCGTGTGCGACTGCCATATACACAAAGGCGGCCTGCGCTTTTTAATTCCGCCAGACAGAGGACACACCATCCCGGGAGAAGTACTGCAGGAGACTGAGAACGGCTTCACGTTCCGGTCGGACGGCTACAACCCCGGAGAGTGGTCGTTCAAAGAGCTGACTATAAAGGACTTCAAGCGGAAGTATTTCAAGCTGGTGGTCGGAGGCGAGGAGATAGCGCACACCATCAAGACGACGGAAGACCTTCACGAATGGTACAGGAAAGAATTCAAGTTTTAGAGAGGAGGCAACGAGATGATTAAATTCAACGACATTATACCACCGCAGGCGAGAGCGCCCAGCACTAAGAGCGACATCGTCAAGGGACGCTTCAAGATACAGAAGTCCGAAGACGACAAAATGCTGGCCTTCGGCTGGGCAAACATCGCCGTCACAGAAGGCGGGCAGCAAATAGAGGACTACCACGAAGACCTGATAGACACAGAGGAACTGGAACAGGCCGCCTACAGCTTCGTGGAGCTTTACAGAGAAGGCGGAGAAATGCACGAACGCGGAGGCGTGGCGGTTTTGGTAGAGAGCATGGTATTCACCAAAGAGAAGCAAAACGCCCTCGGCATTGCAGAAGGAACGATACCGGAAGGATGGTGGATCGGCTTCAAGGTAACCGACCCAGACGTCTGGGACAAAGTCAAAGACGGCACATACAGCATGTTCTCCATTGAGGGAGAGGCCGTCCGGGAGGAGGTCCCGGCATGAAGCACAACTTAATAACCAGGATAAACCAGGCGACGCTCAAAAGGCGTCGTTTGTTTTATTAATAAAGCGGAAAGGAGGAAAGCACAAAATGGCAACAAAACTGAAAGACCTGAAGGTAACGAAGGTGGACTTCGTGGACGCCGGAGCCAACCCGGGAGCAAACATAATGATTTATAAAAACAAGGAAGGTGCTCCCCCGGCTGCAGAGCCAGAGAAAAATCCCGACACGCCGGGAGCCAAACCGGAGAACGCCTTCAAGCGTGTTCTGACGGCGGTAGCCAAAGCCCTGGGAATCGATGACGACAGCGACATCGACGAAACGCTGGGAATATTGGCGAAAGGCAGAGAAGCCGAATCCTTCAACGAGAAGATGCAGGAAGCGGCGCGGCGCAGAATAACCAGCGAAATCTGGGACATTTGCTACGCCTTAGAAGAAAGCCTCTGCTCCGTAATTCAGGACGACGAAATCCCGTGGGAGTCCAAGGCCGAGGTCATGAAAGAGAGCCTCGAACAATTCAACACAACAGCAAGCGACATGATCCCAGTATGGGCATCAGGAAAAGTCGCGGAAAAAGTGGTGAAGGCGGACACAAAGATGACGCCAGAGAGAATAGCACACGCAAAAGAAACCCGCGCAGCACTTGACGAATTAATCGCGAAGGCAGAACAGACCGACCCACCGGCAAAGGAACCCGACGATCCACAAGAGCCAATCACTAAGAACAAAGAGACGAAAGGAGAACCGAAGGATATGAAAATTGACAAATCCAAACTAACACCTGAAGAACTGGCCGCCCTCGAAGCAATCGAGAAGAAGGCCGGAATTCAGGAAGACACTACCCCACCCGCTGCTACCGGAACCGACCCCGTCGCAAAAGGAGCAGCCACAGAACCTGCGGCCAATAACAACGAGCCGGAGGACATCTACAAAGGACTTCACCCCGCAATCAAAGCGGAGCTGGAGAGCCTGCGTAAAACCGCTGAGAAGCTGGAAGACCGCGAGCTGACAGAGATCGCGAAGAAGTATGAGATCATCGGCAAGAAGCCCGAGGATCTGGTGCCCCTCTTCAAGAGCCTGAAGGCTGCCGGAGGCAATGCCTACGACCAGATGATCGCTGTACTTGACGCCAGCGTGGAGGCATTCGAGAAAAGCGGCATCTTCAACGAAGTAGGCAAAAAAGGCTCCGGCACCGCAGACGCATGGACGCTAATCGAAAAGCACGCCGACGAAATCCAAAAGTCCATGCCGACCCTAAGCAGGACCCAGGCAATCGAAAAGGCGTGCGACCAACACCCTGAACTCGTAGCTGAATACGAGAACCAGAGATAAGGAGGAGAACACAATGTTTATAAGCACAGGAATCAATGACACCCCGACCATTGTCGGGAAGGCTGGTATCCCCTTGGTAAACGCAGCCCTACACGCTGCGAAGTTTAACGCACAGGGCGAGATCGTCCCAGCAGCAGCCGGAGACAACGCAGTCGGCTTATTTATCGCTTCCACACCTGACAACGTGGCAGCCGGAGAGGATGTAACAATCCAGATTAAGGACGTCGGACTCTGGGTAACAGGAGCCGCAGTCCTGGCCGGAGCGGAGGTAGCGGTCAACGCTGCAGGCCAGGCCATCACAGCAGCAGCTAACGCTTTCATCGTCGGCATTGCCCTCGAAACAGCAACAGCAGCCGGGCAAGTAATCAAGGTGCAGATCGTCAAAGCCGGCTACAAGAACGGCGGAGCCGTAGCACCGCTCACACTTGCAGGACTTACAGACGTGGCGATTGCCAACGTCGCAGACGGAGACGTAATCGCTTACGACCTCGCGACCCAGAAGTACATCAACAAGGCACTCGGACTGGCCGACCTTGCAGACGTATCATTAGCTAACATTGCGGACGGAGACGCGATCGTCTATGACCTCGCAACGACAAGCTACATCAACAAAGCGCTTTCGCTTGATGATCTGGCAGACGTAGATATAGCGAACCCGGCAGACGCTGAAACGCTGACATACGTACTCGCTGACACCAAGTGGAAAAACCTATAAGAGAGAGGAGATAGAAGACAATGAAAGGTAACGTAAACACAGCCGGTCTCCAGTCAAGAATCGCGAAGGGCTGGAAACCAAATAACTACCTAACAAACATGAGCATGGCCTACTTTCAGGAGGAGGGCGACTTTGTAGCACCCTCCATATTCCCCATTTGCCCGGTAGGACTGAGCTCCAGCTATTACTACACCTTCAGCAAAGCCGACCTCGCCAGAGACAACGTAGCGCGCAAGCCCGCTTTCGGTAAGGTTCAGCCCGCGCTGATGGGACAGACAGACAGCACCTACAAGTGCGAAGTGGATCAGGTCATCGTAGGCGTCGACCAAATCGACGCATTGAACTACCAGAGGAGCAGAGCTCCCGGAGTAGCAGACCCCAGAAGGGCAAAAGTAAGATTTGCCACCGAGCAATTGAAGCTGCACTTAGATTTAATCTTCGCGCAGAACTTCTTCACCCCAGCCGCGTGGAACAACGTATGGACCGGAGTACCAGCGAACCCGAATCCTCAGCTGAACCAATTCCTGAGATTTAACGACGCCAACTTCGACCCCGTGAACTTCTTCGATGCAAGGATGAAGGACATCAAGCAGAGCGGACGCAGAACGCCAAACAGACTGGCGCTGGGCGTGGACGCTTATAACGCTTTGAAGAACCACCCTGACATCGTCGAGAGAGTCAAATACACTGGCAGCACAGCGAACCCCGCAGTCGTAACAACCCAAGCCCTCGCAGCCATCCTGCAGATCGAGCAGGTCAAAGTGCTTGAGAGCACATACAACGCGGGCGGCATCGGCGTGGAAGACATGCAGTTTGTATGCGCAACCGACGGCGCGCTGCTTTGCTACGCAACCGACAACGCGGCCATCGACGAACCGAGCGCAGGCTACATCTTCACATGGGACATGCTCGGTAACGGACAACACGTAGCCCTCGACCAATTCGAAGGCGAGAAAGGTACGCACAGCGAATTCATCGAAGGACTCATGAGCACAGACATGAAGAAGACCTCCGATGACTTAGCAATCTACTTCGACCAGTGCGTATAAGAAAAGGAGGAGCACAGATGAACGGTTATATTTGCACCAAGGCGTGCACATTTGGAGGCGTCGCTTACTCGGTAGGCGACGCTATCCCCTCCGCTGCCGTTCTTCCAAGCCGTGAAAGAGCCTTAATAAAACAGGGTTTCATCGCACTGGCAGCAGACACAGAGTCGCTGCTGGAACAAAATAAATCCTTGAAAGCGCAGGTAGAGGCACTCAAAGAAACCGCCGCCAGAACGCCAGAATTGCCCCAAATTCGCAAGAATGAGCCGGAGGGTATTGTTATACCCATTACCGCAAAAGGAGGCGTTCTCGAGCTCGTAGCGACGCCTGACGACATCGTAAAGGCGGTAGCGACCATGCAGCTCAACGCGGAGGAAGCGGCCAAGGCCGTAGGCGAAATTGAAACGGAGGAAGCCCTGATTTTGATTGACGCGCTGGACCAGAGAAAAACGGTCAAGACAGCGATCGCAGAACGGATCAAGGAAATACAATCCGAAGTGGAAGGCGGCACAGAGGAGGATGAAGGCCAAGGTGATGCGTAATGGCGAAGACATACACGTATGACCCGGCCAAAATCAACGAGAACGGCAAGGACCGTATGCGCTTTGAGCTTGGAGACACCATGGTCGAAGGCGGCGCCGAAACCTGCGCCCTGACGGACGAGGAATACAACGCCATCATCGGCAGGTATCCGGGCAAATGGAAAAAAGCGAAGCTGGAGCTGCTCGGCAGCATCCTTCATCGCTTCGCATACGAGGTCAACACAACGGTCGGCCCCCTTTCCCTTCAGCTACGCGGGCGGTTTGAGGCATGGAAGACTTTATACGACGAGCTCTCAAAAAAGGTCGGCAACATGGCCGTGCCAAGCATGAACCGCAGTATAACTGAGAAGCCGCCATATTTCTACGAGGGCATGCACAACAACCCGAGAGATGGCGGAACGGAGGGAGGCGGCAAACCGAATGATTAGAACAGGCAGCCCAATGTACCTCAGACCGGGGAACCTTTTCAAAGACTTTACAATCGAGCAAAAGGGCGAAAGCACGACCGCACGCGGACGGGTAACATCAGGATACAGCCCGAAACCGGGCGCCCAACTAAGTGCGGTTCTTGCTGACGCGGACCCCGACGAAAAGGAACGCTGGAAACAGCAGCAGCACCCCATAACGCACACCATCACACAGAGAGGAACGCCCCTCGCAGGAGAAGGAGATCGTCTGGTACACGGCAGCCGGTATTTTTACATCCAAGGAGTACACGAACCCGGCAGCCTCGGTATTTGGACGATTTACTACGCCCAAGAGAGGAGCGATACTCATGAAGATTGACGCAAAAGCAACAAATGACCTATTCGCTAAGGCGGTAAAGGACGCCGTGAAGTCAGCCCAGACGCAGGCTCAATCAAGAGCGATCAGAGCATCGAACGAGCTGAGGAATTCAGCATTACGAGTCCTGCGCGGGCAACGGACC